ACGTTTGGTTCACCGAGCCAGACGAGGCAGACCCCGAATCGTTTGGCGTGCCGTATGCAGATGTGACCGAGGAAAACGCTATTGCGTGGACGAAAGAGAAGTTGGGAGCGGATAGCGTAGCCAACATCGAACTGACTGCTGGCAGAAATTTAGAAGCGATGAAAACACCAAAACAACAAGCAGGACTGCCTTGGGCAGTTGTAGCACCGGAACAACCGGCGGCAGAAGAATCTAGTGAGGAGTAATTTATGCAAGCCATAGAAATTAACACAGTACCAAACGCGCAGACGCTTAACGTCAGCAAGGTGGTTGTAACACTAAACAGTGCAAGTATGTTCTCGATGCAATTCGCAGTTGCTGGCTTTGGCAAGTGGACAAATGCGGAAGGCGTTGAAGAATACCAGCCTAATCCATTAGTTAGCACACTGCTAAATGTGCAGGGTGAAACTTGGAATAGCTGGGGCAGTGATGTCGATGATAGCACCTTTATAGGCGATTTGGCCTTGGCCCAATTAGGGCTGACAAGGGCACCTGTTGAGGAAGCATCTGAAGCACCTGCTGAAGAGGCACCTGCTGAAAGTGGTGAATGACCAACGCGCTTGACCATGCCGCCCTTGAACGTGTAGCGGAGCAAGCAATTGGCCACTATGGCTGGATGGTTGTAGCTGCATTTGCTGCTCTATTGTTTAAAGATATATTATTCAATTTTGCACAAGGGCTGCTGATATACTACGGATCCGACTTTGAAAATGACGAGGTGTTGTATATTAGCGGAAGGCAAGCGCGGGTTATTCGTATGGGCATTTTTAGCTGCACGTTTTTTCTTACAGATAGGCAAACAAAAATGATTGTACCATGCAGCCAGCTAAAGCAGTTGACAGTTGAGAAGAAACTGCCCGTTAACGGAGGCGATGAGTATCTGCCGAAAGGCAGCGAGAAAGGGCCAATGCAAGTCGAGTTAATAGATAAGCAATGAACAGGACAGATATAATTACATTAGCTATTTTTATAGCCTGCGCGTTGTTTATTGTTTTGCTTGCAAGTGGCTGCAAATCGCTACCCGGCAAACTGGAGGTTGATACGCCCTTTTTTGACATCGAATATGAGGAGTCTGCCAAATGAACATCGACGACGTTAAAGTGCTAATAGCGAGCGTTGCAGGCTTGGGCAATTGGTTAGTAGATATTGACCTAATTTTAAAAATTGTACTTAGCGCGGCATCGCTTGTTTATGTGATGTTGCAGATAATAAAACACTTAAAAAATAATTAACATGATACGTTCAAAAACATTCTGGACAGCCATCACAGGCGCAATTGCTGGCGTTGCTGGCTATTTCACTGGTGAGCTTGAGCTAGGCGCAGCAGCTAATGTTGTAATTACTTCGTTGCTTGCCTTGTTCCTGCGTCACGGCATTAAAAAGGCAGAAGACAGCAAAGGTTAAGCTATGGCTTGGGCAGTAATCGCTGAATCAGATGTGCAAACCCGTATGACTGATACGGAGTTGGCAAAATATAACTCTATTGGGTTAGCGTCTGGTCAAACATCCTCTGGCATAATCCAAGAGGTCACAGATGATGTTGCTGCCTTGGTTCGTGGGTACATTAAAGGGTGCCCCCGCAATAACCTTGCATCCACAGATGCAGCAATCCCTACGGTGCTCCATTCTCCTGCTCTTGACATTATTATTGTCGAGCTAATGAAGCGTGTTGGGGGAACTGTTACAGATGTCTCTGATGTACGCATAGCAGCCTACAACACTGCGTTGCAGTTTATGGAAAAGGTTGCGGATTGCCGCTTTGGCATTCCCAAGCCAGCAAATGAAACTACAACAGAGTTTTATGATGATCGCGGCAGCTATGGTTACAAAAGAAAAGTGTGCATCAGCGACACAGCAAGTGTGAAAAACGGCGTAACATCTACAACAGACGATTGCGCCTGTGAATCAAGCGCAGGGGCGAGAATTTTCTAGTGGCAGTCTACATGACAGCAATACAGGGTGCTTTGCATACTCGCCTAGCGGGGCAGGCACCCTTTAACACTGGCGTAGCTAACACGCCGGGCCTTGTCTTGGAGGATGATGATGTGCAATCACGAATGGAGGAAATGCTTAATCGTGTGCGCGTTATGGCGATAGTTTTGCGGCCCATTAGCATGATCAGAGTGCTAGAGAGGTCTGTAGTGGATTTTAATTGGGAAGTTGATTGCATCGAAAATCCTGCAATTAACAGGCCCGTAGGAGGCACTTATTACACAGTCGAAGCAGTGGCAGAGTCTGTGTTTGTGCTTCTAAACAATTACCAGATACCCGAGTCAACTTTGACAGGCACAAATAGCTCTCGATCTGTCAGCATTACACGCATAGGCAGAGAAGAACCCGCTGGGGGTTTGGTAAGGTACAAGGTCGCAGGCTTTGTGCGTAGTAAATTAACAGAAAACATAACTTAAAAAATGGCAAATTCAGTATTAGTTGGAAGTGCAACAGTCTACGGTGTTGATGGCACGGTAGCATATGGCACGGTGTTAGTTGGTGAAAACTACTTGCAAAGTGTTAACCTAACTGACGATGTAGACACGGCAGAGGCACGTGATCAAAAGGGCAATGTGTTTGGGTACAACTTGTACAACTTTAGGCGCACAGCAACTTTTGAAATCATCTTTATCGACACAACAGAAGCAGGCGCAGCAGCAGAGGTTAAGCTGCCAGAACCCGGCGCGACTATTACAATAGCGCAGGACTCAGAAACTGGTGACTCTTTCCCCGGCGAGCTAACAGGCACTTGGAACTACATTGGCGGCGGTACAATCAGCATGAGCAACACAGACATACTTAGAATGTCATTGCCATGCAGCAAGTACAACAATGATGCCAGCGGCGGCACTGCTACCCTAGCAACATTTGGGCACTGATCTTGTGTCTCTGCAAAGTGATTACCTAAAAGCAGTCTTACCCAATCACGCGCGAATCCTCGGGCAACGGTTGCGGCCTCTTACCCTTGGGCACGTTGTAGTTTTAACGCGCTACAACAGCCCATTTGTAACAGGGCAAACGCAACCCTTGTTCGGGGATTTGTGCTTCGCTGTGTGGGTATGCAAACAGGATTGGGAACAACTGCAACAGGGATTGCGTGATTGCTCATACCGTAGGGCAATAAAGTTTCTTAAATGGTCAAACAAGTTTAGGAATAAAATCAAAGCAATGGCTTTTTTTGCTGACTATTTAGTAGCAGCCACAAGAGAGCCTAATTTGTTTTTTAACAAGGTAGACAATGCCAAGCCTACGACCATGCCGCATCTGCAATATATGAAAATTGCGCTCATGTCTAAGCTGCACAAAACAACGGCAGAGGCAATGAATACAACATACGGTGAAGCAATATATGACATCGCGGCAATAGGAGAGGGAGAGGGCAACTGTAACTTTGTCACTGATGAAGCAGAGCAGGCAATAGAGATTGCCAAAAGAAAACAGCAGCAACGAATGGAGGCAAATGGACAACGAAATTAAATTCATATTTACAGGCGACACAAGCGACTATGACAATGCGGTTGATGATGTTGTAAAGAAAGCGAATAAAACCAAGCTCGCAGAGGAAAAAACAAACTCTGCAAGGATGACTGCCGTAAAACTGCAAAAGCTACTTGCGGAAGAATACAAAGACGCAGCAAAGGCTGGCGGTGATGTTGCTGAAATAGAAGACCGCATTAAAAAAACAGAGCAAGAGCGAGTTAACATAAACAAGCAGCTAAATGATCAATTACTGACGCGAGAAAGGCGGCAAGAGTTGATTTTAGAACGCGCAAAGGCAGAGGCAAGGATTAGAGGCTTTAGAACTGCAAGAGCGGGAGCTAGGGCTAAGGGTGTTGGCGACATAGGGGGGCAAGCATTATCAGTTGCAGGCTTGGGAGGCACGGCAGGTGCCGCATTCAGTGCAATGAGCGCAGGAATAGCCCTTCCCGCTATTGCCGCATTTGCAACTGTAGGTGCTGCACTGGCAGGGCTTACAGCAACAGTACGCGGCACCTCTGCTGCAATGCAGGAGAATTTAGAATTACGCAAGGCAGCGCAGAAGGAAGGCAAGTCTGTGGAGCAACTGCAAATTGAGCAATTCGTCGAAAAGTACGGAGGCAACGCAGAGGAAATTGGTTCCGCACTAAAAGCCTTTGGGGTAATTGTTGACGAAGATTTGAACAGAAGGCTGGCAGAATCAAGCAAGGCTATTGGCATCGTTGGGGATCAGCTTTTTACTAAATTGATCCCGCTATTTACTACACTAGCAGAAGTGACAGCAAAAGTTGTTGCTAGTCTTGGTGGATTTATTGCTGGCTTAGATGCTTCATTTGCGCCCGGTAGCGGCAAAAGATTCACAAGAGGTGCACTTATGTCATTATTACCGGGGCCAATGGGAATTGCAGGCAGAGCACTTTTAGGAAAATCATTGCAAGGTTTTGACGCAAGTAAATTTGGCCCTGCTTATGAAGATTTTATTAATAACCTTTTTGACTTTGCGGCAAGCGATTTTATGAAGGCAGGCCAAGCAAAAGGCGCAACTGCATTTCAGCCAACGGCAGATGCATTGACGCGCATTGGTTTGTTTAAAGGCCAAAGAGATAGCGAACTGCAAACAATGAAGGCGCAATTAGAACAGCAACGAAGAATTGCAACGAACACAGGGCAACCATTAATCCAAGCAATAGAAAATGCCTAACAACGTATTTGTAGGATTTCCAAACGGCGGCACAGGTAGCGACTACCGCGATGCTGATTCAGTCAAAGAATTGCAACCCATCACAACGTGGACACGTGATGGCAACTACCAAGTCACGCGCAGATGGCGCGGAAGCGTAACAGCACTTGAGTCTTTTTCTGATGGAGGTGTTGGCAACAAAGATTTTGCTGGCACCTACTTCACTGGTGCCAGTGGCATCTTGCCCGGTGGTGCTGGCCGCGATGGCGCAATAAGCACAGACCTGCAACGCGATGAAGGGGGGCAGTTAGGCATATTTAGCGCAACATGGGTTACATCTGACTTGGACAGTGCGCTTTGGACAGGTGCCCCAACAAATCCTGCGACAAGAGGCGCAACGTCTGGCGATCAGTACCAAGAGAGCAGCATATGGACGCTAGATGGCAACGACATAGAAAAAAGCGTTTACGATTGCGAAATAATGCGAAAAGTTGAGCAAAGTATTTCAGATGCATCAGGCGATCCATTTCTAGGGCTTGGATTCCCCGGCAGGATTAAAAGGGCAATCGAATTGTATCAACAAGGTTTAGACAAAGAAGGCAATGCACTAGATAACACATGGATGCAAACTGAGCCTTTTTACTTGCCAGATTATTTTGGCACAACAAGCGTTTCGCCAATGAAATACATTTACAACACAACAGCATATCCATCATATGCTGCATCTATTGCTGGAAATGCAAATTTATATGAAGATTTGGAAAATTTGTGTTACGATATTTTGCGAGGGCAGGAGGCTTTTTCTTTGAGTCAATACGTTTTAAGAAACACAAAAACAACCCAATACAATTCCGCATTGTTGCCATCTTATAATTATATTAATTATGTTTGGGATACATCTGATATAACTACATTAATGGCAGCAGAAACGCGCACAATTGATCCACCAACAAGCACGGTTGCAAACACATTGCCGCTTATTGGTGTTTTAGGAACTGTTTTTTCTACAAGCAAATGGCTTTACCGCACGCCAGATGTGCAGCAGCTAGGAAATGGCAAATGGCAGATTACCAAAGAATTTTGGGAGGCATCTGAAATATCAACTAGCACGTACAAAGCGCATCCATGATTCACAACTTTTCACCAATTACAGGCACAGGCAAAAAATCCCAAGCCATCAGGGAATTGCAGAAGGCTGTGCGTAAGATTACGCCGCGCAGTGATTCAGAGCAAATTGTGAATGTTACCAGCAGGGGCACGCACATAAAATCTAAAGCTGGCACAGGCACAGGGACAACAGTACAAGTTGTGTCCAGATGGCTGTAGAATACACAAGAGCGACAACAGTAAATGTTGACGAAGGTGTAAGCTCGCAAGATTACAACAGGCTTGCATTAGCTTTTAATGATCGCCTAAAGAACGGAGTAGCTGACCCTACGTGGCGACTGCTTTGGTATGCACATTCTATTGTGCGGGGGATGCGTAACCCCAACGGATTTAATTACGCTGCAGAAGATGAATGGTGGAAGGTTTACGCGCACATTAAAGAGTCGGCGGGGATCACGTGGCCCACGGCGGCGGCAGGAGAGCCAGAGGGCATTAATGTGGCTAATCCTCTCGGTGCTTTTATCTATGGCCTCGCACCTGATATTAACAACGAAGAGGACAGGATTAACGGCACAGGACAGTTTGATCCCTCTGGCACTACCCTAAGCATTGCGCCAACTGGCGTGCCTCTTTTCATTGATGACGCAGGCACTCCAAGGGCACCTGCAAACATCACAGATTATTGGGAGCTTGCTAAATACCAACGCGGGGCAGTTGCCTCTGACTTGTCAGATTATTCCGCGAGTAATGCAATAAAGGCTTCGCAGGAACACGGCAAAATTAACTACAGCAATCAGCACTATTTTCTAAAAAATTATGGCGGCTTTTTGCCTTCGCCAAAACTAGACAGCACTAACCCAATATGCGGCGATGGTTACACGCCAAATTATGATTTAAAATTTACCAACTTAGTTGGCGGCAGTGACAAGACATACGACACTTGCCAGCCTACTGGTGTGATGTTTTATTTTGAAGGTTTCACAGCCTACAAGATAATCAAATGGGATGGCACAACTGAATCTTTGCCACTAACTGATTACATCGAAGGCCCATATGAAGATAATGCATATTTAAGACGCTACAAGGGCCAACAAATCAACCAAGCGTTAAATTGGTTTGCGATGGAGTACCGCGCAAATGAAACAGAGCGGGAAGAATCTGACTTTAACAGGTACACGCTAGGTTTTCAGTTTCAAGATTTCCTAACGCGGCAGTATTCGCTCGCGCCTGCTTATGGCAGTGTTAGCAGTGGCGTGATAACAGCAGTTTATCCTACTTTTGAGTTAGCAGGGCCGCAATCGGCAAACACCTACTTAACTGTCACAACATCAGGCACCTATAGCGGCGGCACCTACTACACAGTGCCAGCCAAGTTTACGTTTGCAGGATACTTTGCAAAGACAACAGGCGCAGGCGCAGGCACTGTTGAAGTTGACGTTATTGATGCGTCAAGCGGATCAGATGTTGTTATTGATTCGTTTGTGCTGGATACAACTGGCACAACAGAAAGGCTTAAATATTTTAGCGCGGCATACAATGAAGCGCAAATTAGATTCCAACTCAAAGAGAATTTACCGTCTGGCTTAGGGGTCAACATAGAGTGCGCTATGTTGCTAGAGTACAAGCCAAACATATATGACTCTTACATATGTCTAAGGCTAGGCAGCACAGACGGGCCACTGACAACAACATACGATAAAAGCGGATACACGTTTAGCAATCCAAAGCAGATCAGCGACAACCTGCTGGAATATGGCTGCATAAT